GAACAACCTATGAAGCCTAATAGTTTGCCTGTTGCAGAAAGGTTACTTAAAGACTTTGGTGCAGACTTTATTTTAACTGCTCAAAAAAATCTAAGGGCGAATGGGTCTATTGCTTCAGGTGCAATCAATGATATTAGATTAGTATTAACAAAGTTTAGCACAAATTATACTTTATCATTAGGTTATCCTAAATCAGAGAAGGCTTCAAAGTATTGGGATTTTGTAAACAAAGGGGTAAAGGGAACTAAAAACATAAAGGCAGATTCAAAAACCCCTTATAAATTTAACCCATCTAAAAAAAGCATTCCTATTTCAGCAGTACAGGGATGGTTAGGATATAACAAATTAAAAGCAACTGCAGTTAAGCCATATAGAAAACTAGGAGTAGAATCTAAAGCAATAGATACTAAAAAGTCATTAGCTTATATTATAGCTAGGTCTATACACAGAAAAGGTATTAGGTCTACCCATTATTTTGACAATGCACAAAAAGAGGTATTTGGTCAAAACTTCTACGATGTAATGGAAGCTGCACTAGGTAAAGATATTCAAATTAAAATTAGACAAATCGGTAAAGAAATAAACAATGGCAATAACAATTCAAAGTAGTCCTGCACCTTATTCAAGTATGCACGATGACTTATGGTATGTATCTAGTTCAACTAATGTAAACGCTGCAGGTGTTACTGCATTTAAGTTTGTGTACGATGTGTTCGTTAATGGCGCACAGGTAAGCAGAACTAAAGTATACCCATCACCATCTGCAGAAGGCAGTTATGGTGTATTTAATCCTTCACCTATGATTAGGTCTTTTGTTACTAATTACTTTGAACCTTCCGGTTCATCAATCCTAGTAGCATCAAATGATAAGATTAAAGTAGATTCTCAAATAAGAATAGGAGAGGAATACGCAAGTGGTGGTGGAAATATAACAACTTACACAAATCTAGCATCAGGCGCATTAAGTGCATATAATTACTATCCACCTTTATTTGCAGACATATTATTTACTAATGAGGATAATCCATTAGTGCTATCTAATTACTATGACAATCTATTAATAGAAAATTTTACAGATGATTGGTTAACTGAAAGGGATACAAATGATATTACGATTGAATACGGTGATAATTTTTATGCTACATTCTTTAGGGTAACTGCAGGTGCTTATTCAGCTAAAATAGATGTCCTTAGTGAATCAGGTTCTATACTTGATACTGCAAGTGGTTCAATCACATTTAGTGGACAAATGAACCTATTTAACTGTTCTGCTGCTAGTATTAATACTTTTGCAGGTAGAAGTTTGATAACAGAATCTGTTTATGGGTACGATGTTTATATTAAATTAGGTAGTGCAGAATCTAGGAAGTTAAGATTTACACAGAAGTGCTATCCTAAATTTAGACAATATAACCTGAACTTTTTAAATAGATTAGGCGGTTGGGATACAATGAAATTCGCATTGGTTAATAGAAGGTCAAGTGAGTTTAAAAAAACAAGCTACAGAAAAAACGAATATCAATTAACAGGAAATGCAATGACTAACATTGATGCTTATAATAAGTACAATGAAAGCACGGTTAACTATGCCATCCAACATAAAGATATGTTTCATTTAATATCTGATTGGGTAAGCCAACAGGATTACGAATGGTTAGCACAGTTAATGTCTAGTTCAATAGTTTATATGGAAGTACAGGGTGCATTCTTCCCTGTTACGATTAGCAATAATAACTATCAATACAAACTAGAAAGTGCAGATAAGTTATTTAATTTTGAAATAGACATAGAAGTATCTAAATATGTAAACAGTCAATTCAGATAATGGTTAGTACAGAAATATACATAGAAGATTATAAGTTAGAATTATCAAAGGAATTAAGTACAGAGTTTACTTATGCCATTGATGATATAACTGATTTTGGTAGTAGGAATACATCTTTTTCAAAGACTATAAGTATTGCAGGTAATTCTACAAATAATAGAGTATTTGGATTTGTATTTGATTTGGGTAATGCTAATTTTACAGACAATACTTTGCCTAATGTCAATTATAATTACAATGCTGCAAAAGCTGCACAATGTAGAATCTTTATAGATAAAATACAGGTCTTTAAAGGCACATTAAGAATACTAGAAATTATTGTAGATAATAAAGCTATTGAATATCAATGTTCTGTATTTGGAGAATTAGGTGGATTTATAACTGCACTAGGAAATAAGAGACTACAAGATTTAGATTTTAGTGCATATAATCATACTTATAATATAACTAATATTAAAGCAAGTTGGGATACTATTGCAGGTTCAGGTTACTATTATCCATTAATTGATTATGGAAATGTAAGCACAGACAAAGTAAACTTTCAAGTTACTTCATATAGACCTGCATTATATGTAAAGGAATATTTGCAAAAGATATTTTCAGGTACAGATTATACCTATACATTAGATTTACAAGAAGATGAACAACAACTTTTTGATAGGCTTGTAATACCACATAATCAAAAGACTTTAACAAAAACAACAGGTGATTTAAATGTAGCTACAAGAACAACTGATTTAGAAATCACAGGTACAAGTGCAGTTGCATTTGATACGGTTACAGGTTCGGGATTAACAGTAGGTGGTGGTGGTAGTACATTCACATATTCAGGTTCTGTTTCTATAAATTTAAAAATGGTTTATACATTTGGTGGTGATTCTACAAGTGGTACATTTAATATTTATAAAAATAGCACTATTGCTTATAGTACTAATTTTGTTGGAGCATTTGGAATAAATGAAGAATTTGAATTATTAGTAAATACAGGAGATGTAATTATATTTAGGTTTACAAATACTGCACCTAATAGAGATGACCCACCTATTAATTTAACAGAGGCGCAAGTATCTTTTTTTTCAGATACACTTGTTCCTGTCCCTGTAAATTATAATGATGCATTAGTAATTAATGACACAATACCTAGAGGTGTATTTCAAAGAGATTTCTTTTTAAGCATAGTTAAAATGTTTAACTTATATGTTTATGAAGATACTTGGAATGACAAAAAGATAATTATAAAACCTTACATTAATTTTTATCCTGATACAAGTGCTAATGCTTTAGATTGGTCTAATAAAATAGACAGGTCTAAGCCTTTGAGTATTAAGCCTATGAGTGAATTAAATGCAAGATATTTTAATTATAAGTTTAAGCAAGATAATGATTTTTACAACGAAAACTATACTAAAAAATTTAATGAAGGATATGGTGATAGAATTTATGATACTGAATATGATTTTAGCAAAGAAACAGATACGCTTGATGTAATATTTGCTTCTAGTGTATTGTATCAAAAGGTAGGTACAGATAAGATATACCCTGCTATTTATAAAGTATCAGATAATAACACCAAAGAGAACTCAATGGATTGTGTTATTAGAATATTACAAGCTAAAAAGATAACAGGCAGAACAAGCCATAATATATTGAACGGAGTATCAGTAGTTGATACTATAACTACTTATGGATATGGAGGGCATCTTAATGACCCTTTTACACCTACAAATGATATTAATTTTGGTGCGCCATTTGAAATACAATATACTGCAACTACATTTCCAACTGCAAATGTTTTTAACGCATATCATAGTAATTATATAGCTGAAATAACTAGCAAGGATAGTAAATTATTAATGTGTTCTGCATTGCTAAATACATTAGATATTAATAACCTAGACTTTAGCAAATACATTTGGATAGATGGTGTACTATTTAGATTAAATAAAGTAGAAGGATATAATCCTATGGAATACAACACAACGAAAATAAGTTTATTAAAAGTAATTGAAATATCATACTAATGGCAGAGAATTTAAATTTAAACGTAAACGTAAACACTTCAGGTGCTGAAGGCTCAATAGGTTCACTTAAAAAGCAACTTAGAGAAGCGCAGAATGAGGTGGTATCTTTGTCAGATAAGTTTGGTGCTACTTCAAGAGAAGCAGTAAATGCAGCAAAGAAGGCAGCAGAACTTAGAGATAGGATAGGAGATGCAAGAGCATTAACAGATGCATTTAATCCTGACCAAAAGTTTAGAGCATTAACTCAATCTTTAGCAGGTGTGGCAGGTGGATTTGCAGCAGTACAAGGTGCTATGGGTTTATTCGGTGCTGAATCAGAAAATTTACAAAAGACTTTAGTCAAAGTACAATCTGCAATGGCATTATCTCAGGGATTAGAAGCAGTTGGGAATAGTGTAGATGCTTTTAAAAATTTAGGAACAGTTATTAGGACACAGGTAGTAACTGCATTTAGTACACTAAGGGGTGCAATTATTGCAACAGGTGTAGGTGCATTAGCGGTTGGTATAGGTTTACTAGTAGCAAACTTTGATAAAGTAAAAGAGGTAATTAATAATCTATTTCCAACATTAGGAGAATTTGCTAACAAGATTAAACTTATTGTACAAGGATTTACTGATTTATTAGGATTCACAAGTGAAGCTAAAGGGGGTGCAGAGGCTTATGCTATTGCAACTAAAAAAGAAATAGATACTTTAGATAATAAAATTAAAATTCTTCAATCATTAAATGGTGAAGAAGAAAAAATATATAAGGCTAAAAAAGAAAGGATTGAAAAAGAAATAAGTTTAATAAAGGGTGCAACTGCTGAAGAAATTAAAAATAAAAAAAGTTTAGAAGCTGATTTAGAAGTATTAGCTAATAATGAAGCAAATAGAGTTAAAAAGAAAAATGAAGATATTGCTAAAGAAAATGAGGCTGCAAGATTAAAAGAACAAGAAAGAAACTTAGCTAGTATTAAAGCTAATGATGAGTTTGAATTACAACTTCAACAACGTTTAATGCAACTTGATGAAGAAAGGGCTACTAAAAAAAGAGAATTAGATTTCCAAAATATACAAAATTTAATTACAGATTTAGATTATCAAAATGAATTATTAGATACTGACTTTGAGGAAGACCAACAAAGACTTGCAAATAAAGAAGCATATATTGCTGAATTAAAAGCTATTGAATTATCTAACTTAAATCTAACTGAAAAAGAAAGAATAGATATAATTGCTAAATACGCAAAGCAAGAACAAGATATTGATAAGGATATAACAACAAGTAAAAAAGAACAAAAAAAAGCACAGGTACAAGAATCTATTAAATTAATGGGTCAGCTTACTGACTTTGTTGGTAAAGACACAGTAGCAGGTAAAGCACTTGGAATTGCAACTGCAACTATAAATACATATCAAGGAGCAAGTGAAGCATTAAAACAAAAATCAACTTTACCTTCCCCATTTGATGTTATTGCAAAAGTAGCTAATGTTGCTACAATTATTGCGACAGGTATTAAAACTGTTAAATCAATAGCTTCAGTTCAATTACCTAATGGAGGTGGTGGTGCAGCAATGCCATCAATGGCAAATATAGCACCTATAATGCCACAATTACCAACTGCACAAATAACTCAGTTAAATCAACAATCAATTAACGATATTGGAAATCAGGCAGTAAGAGCATATGTAGTTGAAAGTGATGTTACAAGTAGTCAGGAAAGAATAACTGCAATAAGACAAAGAGCAAGATTTAGTTAATATTTTAAAAATTACTATTTATGAGTATGGAATTACCTTTATATATGTTGGAAATATCTGATGATTTAAACGATGATGCAGAGGTGCAGTTTGTTTCATTAGTAGATAGACCTGCTATTCAAAAGAATTGGAATGCATTTAAGAATGAACAAAAGTTTCAAATTATTAGTGAAGATAAGCGCATTATTAGTGGATGCGCTATGTTGGCTGATACTCCTATCTTTAGGAGTGATGCTAATTTTGGGGACTATTATGTGGCTTTCAGTAAAGATACAATTACAAAGATTGTACAGAAATACTTTAAGAAAGGTTATCAAAACAACGTAAATCTAATGCACGACCCTAATAAAGCCGAAACAGGGGTTACTATGTTTGAAAGTTTTATTAGTGATAAGTCTAGAGGAATTGAACCAATGAAAGGTTTTGAAGATGCGCCTGATGGTAGTTGGTTTGTATCTATGTTGGTTGAAAATGATGAAGTATGGTCTAAAGTTAAAGATGGGTTAATTAATGGATTTTCTATTGAAGGCATATTTAATTATGCGCCAAAAGTAACTGAAGAAGAAGTTAAAATGCAAAGAATCAAAGACATATTATGTCAGGTTGATTTTTAAGTGATAAATATTAATAATTATAAACATTTAAATAAAAAGAAAAATGAACACAAAAGAAGCATTATTGCAAATAAGAGCATTATTTGAAAATATGCCACAAGTTGTTGAGCCTGTTGCTCCTGTTGCTGAAGTAGCACCTGAAGTTACAAAGGTAGAAATGGCTGAATATTCTTTAGTAGATGGAACGAAAGTTATGATATCTGCTTTAGAAATTGGTGGTTTAGTTACATTAGAAGATGGAACACCTGCACCTTTAGGCGAACATCAATTAATGGATGGCACATCTATCAAAGTAGATGAATTAGGCACAATCTTAGAAATTGAATCACCTAAAGCAGATGTAATTGAGGAAGAACCTGTTGCACCTGCTGCACCTGTTCCACCTGCACAAGATACAAATGCAATGATTGCAGAATTGAAGAATGATTACGAGAAGAAAAAAATGGAATTAGAAACAAAGATTGCTGAATTAGAGAGCAAAGTAAAAAGTGGATTTGCACAAGTAGCTGAATTAGTAGAAGCACTTTCAAACACACCAACTGCTGAGCCTACTCAAAAAGCAGCAAACGCATTTCAATCATACGTAACTACTAATGATAGCAAGTACGAAAGATTGGAGAAATATAGAAACGCAATTTTAAACAAATAAATTTATAAACAATGGCATTTTCAGTAGGTTCATTAACAAATTATACTAAGGAGAACGAAGCATTATTAGTTACTTCTTCAGTATTAGGCGCAAAAACTGCATCTTTAATTAAGAGTGCAGGTAACGTAATGGTTGGTGTAAAGTCTGCAGAGACAATCAACATTATGGACACAGATGCATTTTTCCAAGCAGGTGGTACTTGTGGTTGGAACGCATCAGGTACAACTTCTTTCACACAAAGAACTGTAACAGTAGGTAAGATTAAAGTACAAGAGGCTTTATGTCCTAAGACATTAGAATCTAAGTATTTACAAAAGGCTTTACCAACAGGTTCTACTTATGATTCAATTCCTTTTGAGCAAGAATTCACAGATAAGAAAGCAAAGACTATTGCTGCTCAATTAGAGACTGCTATTTGGACAGGCGATACTGCTTCTGCAAATGGTAACTTAAACAAGTTTGATGGTCTTATCAAATTAATTAACGCTGCTTCAGGTGTTATTGATGCAAACGTATCAGGATTTATTTCAGGTGCGCCTTTGACTTCTATTACTCCTGCTAACGTAATTGCTTTAATGGATGGTGTTTACAGAGCAATTCCTGCTAAAGTAGTAGCTGCTGATGATATGACTATCTTCGTAGGTCAAGATACTTTTAGAACTTATTCTATTGCATTAAAGAATTCTAATTTATTCCATTATTCTTTTGATGGTAAAGCTGATTCTGAATTTGTATTGCCGGGGACTTCAATCAAAGTTGTTGCAGTAGGTGGTCTTAACGGAACTAATGATGTATTTGCTTTAAGATTAAGCAATATGTTCTTAGGTACAGATTTATTGAACGAAGAAGAAAAGTTTGAAATCTTCTTTGCTAAAGAAGCTGATGAAGTAAGATTTGCTGCTGAATTCAAAATGGGTGTGAATATTGCATTCCCTGATGAGATTGTAAAGTTCATAATCTAATTATAAAAAGGAGTTGAAATATACTCCCCATTTTTTAAACAATAAAATAATATAATATGCCGTGCGCATTAACACAAGGATATACTTTAGATTGCCGTGATTCACTAGGTGGTATTACGGAAGTTTATTTTATTGCAAGTTCAGATGTAACATCTACAACCGAAGCAAGTGGTGTAATTACTGCTTTAACAAAAGCCGTAGGTAAAAGATTCTATAAATACGAATTAACAAAAGGTACTTCAATGTTTACAGAGAATGTAGCATCAAATGTTCAAAATGGTACTTTGTTTTTTACTCCTGAATTAACAATAATTTTAAATAAGCTACAAGCAAATACAAGAAATGAAATCTTGTTATTAGCACAGAATAGACTTGTAGCAGTTGCAAAAGATAATAATGGTAAGTTTTTCTACTTAGGTAAAACAAGAGCATTAGATTTAACTGCAGGAAATGCAACATCAGGAACTGCTGAAGGAGATAGAAGTGGTTACACTTTGACTTTCACAGGTGCAGAGCCACAATTAGCACCTGAAGTAAATAGCGCAGTTGCTTCTGCACTTACAACTGCAGGATAAAAGTTTGTAGTTTTTCATAGTTTAGTTCCCCTGCTTAGTTTTCTAGGTGGGGGTTTTTTATTTTATATGATTGATAAATGACTTATATATGATTGATAAGTGTCAAAAAGTCAAGTTATAGCTTTACTGATTCATTTTGTAAATATTTATAATAATGCTATTTATAATTGATGATACATTTAACTAAAGGCGAAACTAATATTATTGTTATGACATTAACTGAAAAGCAGTTATTGACTAATCCTAACTATCTTTTTGTGTTTACAAATAGGAGCAGCAATAATGTTATATCATTTGTAGTTTTAAACGCATCTGATACAAGTCTATACAAAGACAGATACAATCAGTTTAGTATTGTTACAAATAGTAAGTTTAAAAGCGCATTAGAAGGTCAATACACTTACGAAATATACGAACAAGCTAGTACTACCAATTTAAATATAACAGGCTTAAATAAGCTAGAAACAGGTATTATGTGGCTTTTGGGTTCTACATTAGAATATAATACATATACAACAACAGACACTTATACAATTAGACAATGATAGATTTAAGAGTATTAACATTCGCAGAGGCTAGACAACCTGAATTCAAAGAGAAGAAAGGTATTGATGGTGGATATATTAAATATGGTGAAAATAATGATTACCCTGAATACATAGTAGATTTATATAACAAATCTTCTAAGCATAGCGCCATTATTAAAAGTAAGGTACACTATATTACAGGCAATGGTTGGGCAGGTGATTTAGATACACAGGCGTTTATAGAAAAAGCAAACAGAGTTGAATCATTAAACGATTTAACTAGAAAGGTATCTTTGGATATTGAAATATTTGGTGGTGCATTTTTAGAAATCATTTGGGATTTATCAGGCAACCTTGCAGAGATTTGGCATTGTGATTATACAAAGATGCGCACGAATAAAGATAATACGCAGTATTGGTACAAAGAGGATTGGAAAGATAACAAGGTAAAGCCTGAAGTGGTAGCTGCATTTAATCCTAAACAACCAACAGGGAAGCAGATTTTATACATTAAAGAATACAGACCCAACATTGGTATCTATGGATTGCCTTCATATTTTGCTGCATTAAACTATATTGAATCTGACATTGAGGTATCTAAGCATATCTTAGGAAATGCACAGACAGGGTTTTCTGCTAGTAAACTTATTACGTTACCGAATGGTGAACCTAATGATGAGGAAAAGCGCAATGTAGATAATAGAATTAGAAAGACATATAGTGGTGCAGATGGTAAAAAGTATATGATTGCGTTTGTTAATGACATATCTAGAAAGCCTGTTATTGATGATTTAGGTACAAGTGATTTAACAAAAGAGGACTTTGGTAAGATAGATGAGTTAATTCAAACTAATATATTTAGTGGGCATCAGGTAACTACTCCTTCTATTATGGGTATTGCAGAGGCAGGTAAATTGGGAACAAGAACAGAGATGCGTGATGGCTATGAAATATTTAAGAACACTTATGTAAATGCTAAACAGATGCATTTAGAAAGTGTATTTAATATGTTAGCTAAATACAAAGGCGTACAAAGTGAGATTAAAATTATACCAACAGAGCCAATAGGAATTGAATTTAGTGAAGCTACAATCGTATCTATTGCACCTAAAGAATGGATACTAGAAAAGATTGGTATTGATATTACTAAATACGAACCTGTTGCAGATGCTATTGTACCTGTACAGGAATTGTCTGTTAATGAGCATATCAAAGGTTTAAAAGGTAGAGAATGGCAGAATATGCAGCGTATCATTCGTGAGTATTCTAAAGGTAAAATAAACAGAGAACAAGCTACTGCAATGCTTAAAACAGGATATGCTTTAAGTGATGAAGAAGTGAATCTATGGTTAGGTGCAGAATTAGATGCTGAATTTGCAGCGCAAGACTTTAGTGTATTCTATGAATTTGGAGAAAGTCAAGATGCATACAATATATGGAAATCTAAAAAACGTTTTAGCGAAGAATCAGACTTTAATATGTTTGCTGATGTGAATCAATTAGAATCTGATATCTTAGACCAAATTGCAAAACAAAAAGATATTACACCTGAAGTATTAGCAGAGGTTTTAGATGAAAGCGTAGATACAATTAACACTATTTTAAAAGACCTAGAAGATAGAAAGATATTAAAAGTTAGCGAAGAAAAAATAGGTAAAGGAATAAATAGCAATATCATTATTTCTAGACAGTTGGTACAGCCATTAAGTAAAACAGTTGGTAATGTAAAACCACAGACTACTGAAATTTTAGTGCGTTATTCTTATGATTGGATTTCAGGATATAGCAATGCAGATAAAAGTACAAGCAGACCATTTTGTGTTGCTTTATTAGATGCAAAAAAACTATATAGTAGAAGTGATATAGAATCTATGAGTGCAAGATTAGGATATTCTGTTTGGGATAGGAGAGGTGGTTGGTGGAATGATAACGGTACTATAAGCGAATCTTGTAGGCACGAGTGGAAAACAAACATAGTAACAAGAAAAAAATAATAAGATGTCATTAAATACATTATTCATATCGGTACAGAGCATTAAAGATAGAACAGGTTTACACGCTAATGTGGATGAAAAATTAGTTTTACCTGAAATTAAGACTGCACAGGATATGTATATTATGCCTGCATTAGGTAGTACATTATATAACAGATTGCAAGATGGAGTTAATAACTGCACATTAAATATGGATGAACAAGCGTTATTGGATAACTATGTTACTGATTGTCTTATTTATTATGTTATGAGTGAATTACCAATGGGTTTATCATATCAGTTTTATAACAAAGGATTGCTTCGCAAAGGTGGGGACAATCAAGAAAACCCATCAATGCAGGATATGATTGATGTGGCAAATAGATACAGAACTAGAGCAGAATTTTATAAGCAAAGATTGATTAAATATTTAAGACAGAACAATGTAATGTTCCCTGAATATTTAAACTTTACAAGTGGTATAGATACAATAGTTCCTGATTTAGAAGGTTACACATCTTCTTTGTTTTTAGAGGATGGTAGTTGTTATGAGAATAAAAATCTAGCACAAAAATATCAAGGTAAAATAGGATGCTAATATGAGCAAAAAAGCAAATATTAAAAATCAGAATAAGCTAAAAGTTTATTTAGAAAAAACAAAAATAAATGGCATTAACACTAAATCAAATCGTAAAACAAATAACAACATTCGGAAACAATCACGAGCAAATTAAGTTCGTGTATTTCGGTGATGTTTGGGAGCGTTTAAGTAATGGCGAAGTTACTTATCCTGCTATGTTTTTTAGTTTAACAGATGCGCAGATTTTAGCTAAACAAATACAATATAATTTTTCTATCTATGTTATGGATAGAATGTTAATGGAAGAAACAAACGAAACAGAGGTGTTAAGTGATATGACTTTAATAGGTCAAGATATGGTTGCTGAATTAAGAGACCCTATTTATAATTGGATTGCTAGTGATAATATGACTGTTTCTTTTTATACGGAATCAGACCCTGATTATTTAGCAGGTGTTAAAATAGACTTTTCATTAACATTATCTTCATTAAACGATACCTGTCAAATACCATAATATGCAAAGTAAAAAGATAAACGAACTAGCAACTAATGTAGCGCCTTCTGTTAATGATTTAACGGTAATAGGAGATGCATCAACAGGGCAATTAAAGAAGATTACGCTAAGTCAAATATCAAGTTTATTTGGTGGTACAGGTTCTGTATCTAGTGTTGCTATGACTGTACCAACAGGATTAACTGTAACAGGTTCACCAATTACAACAAGCGGAACTTTGGCGGTTACTTTAACTGCAGGATATTCTATTCCAACAACGGCTAAACAAACTGAATGGGATTTAGGTTATAGTGAAAGATTAAAATGGGATGGCGGTTCTAGTGGTTTAAGTGCGCCAACTGCAAGAACATCATTAGGATTAGTTATAGGTACAGATGTATTGGCATATAGAACATTCGGTAGTGCAGCTAATAATAATACTGCAGATTTTGCAACTGCAGCGCAAGGTGTAAGTGCAGATACTGCATTTAGTTTAAGATTAACAGGTGCATCATTACCTTTAAGTATTTCAAGTAATGTTATAAGCATTGCACAATCAAGTTCTACAATTAGTGGATTTTTAAGTTCAACAGATTGGAATACCTTTAATGGTAAGCAACAAGCATTAAATGGTACAGGATTTGTGAAGGCAACAGGAACTACAATTACATATGATAATTCAACATACTTAACAACAGGTAATGCTGCTTCAACTTATTTGACTATTAGTAATGCATCAAGCACTTACCTTCCATTGGCAGGGGGAACATTAACAGGTGCTTTAGGTGGAACAAGTGCTACATTTAGTGCATCAGGTCAATCATTACAATTAACTTCAGCATCTGATGTTTATTTAAACGTAACAAGAGGTTCATCAATTTTAAATATTGGAAATGATGCTACTTCAGCTTTTTATGTTACAAATACAAGCCATAGATTTTATGTAAATAGTGGAACTATAAATGCATTAACTATTGCATCAACAGGTGCAGCTACTTTTATTTCATCTGTAACGGCAACACAAGGTATTTTTAGCAATGTTTCATCAATTACAAATTCAGACCAATCAGGTGCAAGATTAGTAATTTCTAATACAGGTTCAGGTGGTCAAGCAGTAAATTTAGTTGCAGGAAATCCAAACGTAGATAATACAGGATTTTCTATTGCTTATGGCAATACTAATTTTTTAAGATTTGCTTCTTCAGGTGCTGCTACATTCTCATCTTCTATTGCAGCTACAAGTGCTACATTTAGTGGTATATTAACAACTCCACAAGTAAAAGCTGCAACAAGTGCAGGATTAAGTATTAATGCAAATAGTGGTACACAAGTAGCAGACTTTGGAGCAGGAGGAAGTGCTAACATAACTTTCTTTGGAGGGTTAAATGGTACGAGTGCAACTTTTAGTGGATTATTAACTAACTACAATGTATTTAATACACAGACTGCAAATTATACCTTAGTATTAGCTGATGCAAGTAAGATTGTAGAAATGAACGTAGCTAGTGCAAACACAGTTACAATACCTACTAATGCAAGTGTGGCTTTTCCTATTGGAACTGAGATTACTGTTATGCAATACGGAGCAGGTAATACTACAATAGTAGCTGCAAGTGGTGTAACATTTAGAAGCAAAGATTTTGGAACAAGAATTGGCGACCAATACACAGGTGCAACTTTAATTAAAAGAGGCACTAATGAATGGTATTTAATCGGAAATATTCAACCATAATGAAACTAACTAAACAAGGGATAATAATGTCAGCAAATGCAGGTACACCAACTTACATTGAAATTGTCAATTCATCTTTAGATATTGGAGTTTCAAATGTATATATTGGTGCAACTTTGATGCAGGTTTGGAGTGGTTTATTACCTAACACAACAGGAAATGGAACTACATTAAAAGTACCTTTAGGAGTAACAATACCTGCATACTATGACATTACAATAAATTATGGTTCAGGTGGTGCAGGTCAAAAGATAACTTTTACAGATAGTACATCAACTTTGTATTGTCAAGATGCAAATGTAGGTTCAGGTTTAAGTATGGTTTTTTATGGGGTTTATGTAGATAGTAATGTTTATTGTATAATATCGGCTGAAGATGGAACTTGTTAAAATAAATAAAAATTAAAAAATATGTCTTGTTCAACAACAACTGCAGATTTAAGACCTGCACAATATAATGTCCAAATATGGAGAAACGATACTTGGGCGCAGGTATTTGCCATAACTGCAAATAATGTAGCAGTAAATCTATCAGGTAGTACGATTACTATTCAGGTAAGAAAGACTGCTAATGCTTCAACTATTGATTTAACACTATCAACTGCTGATAGTTCAATAACTATTGGTGGTGCTAATAACAATCAAATTACTTTAAACAAGCAAGTAACTATTGCTGCAGGAAGCTATTTATATGATATGAACGTAGCTTTTCCTAGTGGCGAAGTGAAAACATATGTTTGGGGTACTTTTTTTGTTCAAGAAGATATAACTAAAATCTAATGGCAGATATTAACGTAACAGAGGAAATTATAGATATAAACGTAACTGAAGAAGTTGTAAATATTATAGCACCTTCAGGTGGTTATCCTTTGCCTAATACAATCAATTCTGTATTTGGTAGGGTAGGTAATATTGTAGCTACTGAAGGCGATTATACCTTAACACAATTAGGGGATGTAACTTTAACAAGCCCTGCAAATGGTCAGGTATTAAAGTACAATGGCACAAGTTGGGTTAACGATAGTGATGCAGGTGTAACAGGTAGTGGTACAACAAACACTTTATCAAAGTTCACAGGTGCTTCTACAATAGGCAATTCTAATGTAAGTGATAGTGGTACTTTGATAACTTTAAGTTCATCTACTTTAATTACAGGTTCAACAACTGCAAGTAGTGCTATTGCAAGAGGTACTAATCTTACACCTACTTTAGTAGCTTCTGCGAATAGCGATATTCTTGTTGCATTAGATATCAACCCTACATTTACGAATGGTGCATTCACAGGAGTAAGAAATTATGGATTAAGAGTTAATGGCACAATATATACATTTGGAGCTACTTTTGAATTAGGAAGAAATGCGTCAGGTACTTCTCAAACTATTATTTTTGCAGATTCAAATGAAACACTATTAATCAATAACACTGCTACGGCAAGAATTGCATTTAGATTAAATAGTATTGATGTAGGTAGATTCTTTCCAACAACAGGTAACTTCACATTACAAAACGGAGGTACATTCACAGATGCAGGATTTAGATTAGATGTACAAGGTACTACTCGTTTAAATGGAAGTACTACAATAACAGGTTCTACAACTGCTGCAAGTGGTATAGCAAGAGGGGAATTAAATAGTGCTACATTAGTTGCTGCTGCAAATAGTGATAACTTAATAGCTTTAGATATTGCTCCTACATTTACAAATGGAGCATTCACAGGTGTTAATAATATTGGTTTAAGATTAATTAATACTTTAAACGCAACAACCTCCGGAGATATAAAATCAAGTCCATTATTGCAACTAAGTGGTAGTATTTGGAATAGTAGTGCGGGAGCGGTTCGTATTTTAGGAGGTTTGCAAGTAACTGCTTTACAACAAAATTCAAATCCTACTATAAGTAAATTATCATTTTTAGTTGGAACAGATGGAGCAAGTGCAACGGAACAAATGTTTCTTACTTCTAATGGGCTTCTTACAATTAATGGAGGTGGTAATTTTTTAGCGGGTACAGGTTCATATCTTAATGATGTAACATTAACACAAACTGCTGCTGCAACTTCAGGTGGTGCAATTAGTAGTAACAGATTAGTTTTAAAAGGTAATGCTTGGAATTCAGCGCAAGGTAATAGTCCAAGTATGGGGTATTTGCAAATGATTAATGTTATAAACAATGCAAATCCTACTACTGATAAATTATCATTTTTTGTCGGAAGTGCTAGTTCTGCTAATTTTGGTAATGTAGTTGGTAATGCAACAGAAAGAATTGCGATAAGAACAGATGGCATATTTAGTTATTTTAATTTGGCGGGAACTGAATTTTTAAGACTTGTTGGTTCTACGGGTAATATTCTTATAAATACAACGACAGATGTGGCAAGTTCTAAGCTAACAGTTACTTCAACTACTCAAGGTTTCTTGCCTCCAAGAATGACAACAACGGAAAAGAATGCAATATCTTCTCCTGCAACAGGCTTAGTAGTATTTGACACAACATTAGGTAAACTTTGTGTATTCGCAGGAACTTGGCAAACAATAACTTCAGTATAAAAATAAAATAATAATGAAAACAATCTCTCCGGTGGTATTCCCATTAAACTTAGGAACGGCTACAATTTTAAATGCTTATTGTATTAATGACAATCTAAGCGATTCAGCTACTTTTTACTATGCACTTTTAAGCGATACTCAAGGTCAATTTTCTCAAGGCAATTTGACTATGGAAGGTCAAGATTACGCTGATTGGGTAACAAACGATTATGCCTATAATTGGGTAGCTTCTAAAATAGATGTAGTAATTGTTGGAGAATATGTAGAAATAGTAGAAAATTAGTATATTTGTACAAATTTAAATTTATGTTACAATTAAGCGAAAAAGACTTGAACGAACTTCAAGCGTACATCAACAAAATCCCAACTGAATTTGGGTTGCCATTGTTAAACTTCTTTGGTAAGTTAGCAGAAGACCAAAAGCCTAAAGAGGCTAAGGTTGTAGATTTAAAAGAAGACTAAGATGACACAGGATAGCAGTCAAGCATTAGTTAATACAGGCATCAGTTTAACTGCAGCTTCATTAACACTAACACAGGTACAACCTTTTGTAACTTTGTTAGCAGGTTTGACTGCTATTATTTCAGGCATATTTGCCATTCGTTATTATTACAAAGCCACAAAAAAATATGACAAATGAAATTCTTAAATACTATTTATGGTAGTTGGGTAAAAATATTCCTTTCAGCAGTGCTTACTATGATAATTGCTAAAGGAAATATTTATTTAGTAACATTAAAAGAATGTTTAAGTGCAGGTATTATATCAATTTTGCCTATTATTATAAACTATTTAAATCCAAACGATACTAGATATGGGAAATAAAACTAAAGTATTTGCAATATATTTAATCTGTTTATTTTTACTTATTGCTTTTGGCTGCAATCCTATCAGGAAAGCAGAACGCAAAGTATTAAATAATATAGAAAGTAGTGAAAGAGTTTTTAGAGAATTAGAGAAAACTAGACCTTGCGCAAACGATACAACCATAATTACTAATAATGATACTACATTTCTTGTTGATACCGTTATTGACTACAAAAGAGATACAATTACAATTAACGGCATTGAATATATTACGATAAAAGAAAAGGGTAAAACAATCGTAAAGACTATTAAAGTAAATAAAATTCACACAGGGTATATCGTAGATACTAGAAGATTAAGCATAATGCTTGATTCGGTGCGATATTACAAGGTTAATTCTCAAATCAATAAAGAGAGTAGTAAAAAATGGAGATGGCGTTTTTGGGGCTTATTAGGTATTTTAATTGGATACATATTAATTAAAAGATTTGTATGGTCATTTCTCAACACTTACAATTAGCAGAGTTAATTCGTAGTGAATCTGCAAAGCGTTATGGTATAGCAAATATGCCAACACCTGAACATATAGCAAATCTTAAACTATTAGCAGAACATATATTTGAGCCAATTAGAGCCAATTTTAGATGCCCTATTTTAATATCTAGTGGATATAGGTCTAAGGAATTAAATGACAAAATTGGGGGTGCTAGTGGTGCTAGTATATCACAACATTGCTTAGGTCAGGCTATTGATATTGATATGGATGGCACTACCTATGATGTAATCAATGCAGACATATTTAACTTCATAAAAGACAAGCTACCATTTGACCAATTAATTTGGGAGTTTGGAAATCCTATAAATCCTGCGTGGGTACACGTTTCTTATTCAGATAGACATAGAAGACAAATTTTAAAAGCAACTAAAACTAATGGAATTACTAACTACAAACAAATATAATGTTAAAAACAAAACGCAAAAGGCTTTACTTCGACATTGAAGTTTCAGCAAACGTGGGTTTATTTTGGCAGTCAGGTTACAAAATACAAATTGGTACAGAGAACATAATTAAAGAAAGGGCAGTTATTTGTATCTGCTATAAATGGGAAGATGACAAAGATGTCTATTATCTGCAATGGGATAAAAACCAATGTGATAAAAATTTACTAAAAGAGTTTATAAGTGTAGCTAATGAAGCAGATGAATTGGTTGGACACAATGGAGATAAGTTTGACTTAGCTTGGATTAGAACAAGATGCTTATTGCATAAAATAGATATGTTCCCTACATACAATACAATAGATACTTTAAAAATAGCACGTTCTAAATTTAGATTTAATTCTAACAGGCTAGATTATATTGGAAAGTTTTTAGGGTTAGGTCAAAAAAATCATACTAACTTTGATTTATGGAAAGACATTATGCTAAAAAATTGTACTAAGTCTATGAACATAATGATTGACTATTGCATTCAAGATGTGGTTCTATTAGAAAAAGTACATAAGGCATTGAATAACCATATACCTGCAAAGACACATTATGGAGTAATATTTGGAGGGGATAGAGGTAGCTGCCCTGAATGTGGAAGTGATGAGGTTATAAAAAACAATAGAAGGGTTATGGCTTCAGGATTAGTTAAGATTCAAATGAAATGTAAAAATTGTGGTAAACTACATTCTAAAACTGATAAATAATGGATAGTAAAATATTAGCAGAGGTTATAAACGATATGCGAAACAGGGAAGCAAAAGGATTAGAAACATATGGAACAAGTATGGATAGAGAAGATTTATCTACTTCACAATGGATTACACATTTAAAAGAAGAATTAATGGATGCCATATTGTACTTAAAGAAACTTGAATCAATACAAAACAATAAAGTATATTAAAATGAGATACCCAAAAAACTTTGCAAAATTGACAACACTACAACAGGAGCAATGGCTAGTAAATAAACTACAAGAAGTACACCAATTAGAAAGTGAAATTAAATTAACACTAGGAAAGATAAGAGGTGGCGAAGTATTAATATTTAAAGAGATTGACAGACCTGATTTAGCTTTAATGAAAGATGAAGATTAAAATTATATATAAGAAGCTAGGCAGAGAACAAGCACACGGCATTGCCGAAAGTGATGGCATTATATATATTGACCCTAGATTAAAGGGTAGAAAGAAAATGGAAATTATAATCCACGAGATATTTCACCTGTTAAATCCTGAAGATACAGAGGAACAGGTAGTTGAAAAAAGCATTACACTAACCAAAATGCTATGGGCTTTAGGCTACCGACAGGTAGATAACAGTAAGCATTTACCCCTACAAGATGGTACAAAATAAAACCACCACTTAAATTAGTGGTGGTGTTTTAATGCCCATCATTTTGTTATAATAACTAGGATGATATTGTTTAAGATAATCTAATTCATTCCTAGTTGTTTCTAATTCACCTTTTGCTAATCCTAACTCATATTGCATATGATGAGTTAATTCGTGAATTAAAGCACACATTATTTGTGTTTTAGTATCACCAATAATAAATCTTTTTTTAATCTTTAATGTTTTCATATCATATAACCCTATTACTTTCGTTGTGTGAATACAAATAGTAGGTGTTTGATATTTAACATTATTAGCATTTCTAAAATACCTTGAACGATTAAAACTATTTGAAAATATATATTCTATATTCTCAAAATTTACATTTGCGTATTTTGATTTCATCCAACAAAGCGAACTATCTAATAGTTCAGGAATTGCTTTTGTAATCTCATTACGCACAGATTTTCTAATGATTGTTTTCATAGATTGATTTGGTTTATGTGAAAGAACTAATTATAACACAATATACAACTTATAAACAACATATCCAAATTTATTACACAAGCGGTAATATTTAAGGATAAGTGGTAAATACTAAATTTTTTAGTATTGTCAAATTTTCTGTCCGGACAAAATATCGGACAATTTACCATTCATCATTCCTATTTGCCGTTCATAATATACCCAAAAAATAAGTACATAAAACTTGAATAGTTTGTATAAAGTATGTAGATTCGCTTTATAAACAAACAAACTATGAAAAATTTACTAGAGCAATTAAAGCCTGAAATATTAAAGGCAATTGAAGAATCTGTTCAAGATTATCCATCTATTGCAAAAGAATTGATAGATGAATTGGGAAATTTATATTTCAAAAGCGATATAAGATATGTAACTTTTGTTTATTTAAGTGGATTTTATTTATCAGTATTTAAAAAATTGCCTAAGGATGCTTGGGAAATCTTTAATTAATATGACACAGATAGAAAAACTACAACTAGAATACAATACGCATAAATGGTATTTTGATAAGAGTAATGAATTTAGCAGAGAAAGACATTACAATAATATGCAACAGGCTTGGGAAGATTTAAGAGAATACAAGTTAAAAAATTGCCCTGAATTATTAGAGCAACCTAAACACAATATTAAGCCAATACCATTTGTACCAATGGATACTTGGTGTGAAGTATTTGAAAACTATAATTTTTAAAAAAACAAAAACAAACACTATGAACTTAGTAAAAATTCAAGCAGAATTAAAAGCGCCAAAAAATCAAACTAATGCATTCGGTAAATACAAATACCGAAGCGCAGAGGACATTATTGAAGCAGTAAAACCTATTTTAAACAAGTACGGAACTGCATTAGTAGTAAGTGATGAAGTAGTACAGGTAGGGGATAGAATCTACATTAAAGCTACTGCAACCTTATTAGATGGAACTGATAACACTATTAGTGTAAATGGTTGGGCTAGAGAAGAAGAAGTTAAAAAGGGTATGGATTCAGCACAGATTACAGGTAGTGCTTCAAGCTATGCTAGGAAGTACGCATTAAATGGTTTATTTGCAATAGATGACACAAAGGATTCTGATGCAACTAATAACCATCAGGATGAATTAGGAGATGATAAAAGATTATATTTAATAACTCTTTTAGAGAAAACTCCTTTTGATGAAAACACAAAGATAAAACAAGCACAGAAGATTGAAACCTATACTAAGGTTGAGCAATACGAAAAGGCTTTAAAAATCATTTTAGCAAATCAAATTAAATAATATGGAAAATAAATGGGGAATTAAAATAAGCAGAATAGCATTACCTGAAGAAAAGCTATCATATGAGGAATGGGTTAAGATGTTAAATGTATCTTCTAACTATAAGACAAATAAAGAATTAAATCATTCCTATAATAAATTTTACAATTTTTCTAAAATTAAAAACAAAACAAATGAGTCAACAAACACAGGTGCTTAATCACCTTAAAAAAGAACCGCTTACACCATTAGTGGCATTAAGAAAGTATGGTACATTAAGATTAGCTGCATTAGTATTTAATCTTAAAGATGAAGGGCATAACATAGTTACTGACAGAGTAAATGTTGGAACTAAAAATAAGCCTAAGTATGTAGCACAATATTCATTAATTAAAAACAAAAAGTAATGGAAGACAAAAAAAAGTATGGTGCTTGGAAAAAGCAAACACCAAAAGGAGAAGTAATTAATTTTACAATTGAAGGTCAAAAGTATAATATGTGGGTTAACACTTACAAAAAAAAGGATACTGAACCTGATTTTCAAATTTATGAAAACAATTATTTAAAGCCTGATGTGGCACAACCAATAGTAAATGATGATTTAGAATTTTAATATGACAAACAAAGAAGAAATATACCAAGCATATGTGATGCAAAAAGATAGTTTTAGTTACCTACAAAATCTATTAATTAAAGAAGGAATAATTAAAGATGATGTAAGAATGCCTATAACAGATAAAAATATCAAACCTGAAAAGATTGTACAATTAGTTGAAGATGTATTTAGTGTAGATATTAAAGCAAATAACAGGCAGCAAAAAACTATCTTTGGCAGACAAGCAGCAGCATATATGCTAAGAATGTACACAAGGTTGAGCCTATCTGAAATAACTTCATATATCGGAGTTAAAGACCATACAACAGTATTATATTCCATAACTAAATGTAAGGATATAATGACTACTGAATATTGGTTTAAAGAAAAGATAGAGCAACTTTGCGAGGAAATGGATAAATATGCTTTATATTTGTCTAAATAATTTATAACTATGTCGCATATAGTTTAAGAACAATATTAGGGGGAGGATGAACTGACAATGCGACTGTTGGGGATTCCAAACCCTATTTTTATTATGAAAAACAAATCATATTATTTTAGCCACGATTACAATGCGGCTAATGATACAAAAGTTCTTTTTTTAAGGCATCAATTAGGTATGGAAGGTTATGGTATTTATTGGTTTATTATTGAACGATTAGCTGATGCAGGTGGCAAATTACCAATAGAATTAATACCTGTTTTATCAATGCAAATGCAATCAACAGATATAAAGGTAAAAGGTGTTATAATGCAGTTTGACCTTTTTAAAATTGATGAGGGTGAATTTTGGTCAGAAAGATTAAATGACCATTTAGGATTAAGAGCAAAATTAAGTGAAAGTGGTAAAAATGGAGCAATTTCTAGATGGGGAAATGGGGAGGCTAATGGGGTGGCTATTGGGGAGGGCAATGCAAAGAAAAGAAAAGAAAAGGAAATAAAAGAAAAAGAAATAAAAGTATATAATAAAGATTTATTTTTAGAAAGTGTAAATGAATATAAAGATATTTTAGCAGATTCATATGATGAGTTTATAGAATATTGGTGTGAAGCAGATAAAAATGGTAAAACACGATTTGAACTAGAAAAATTTTTTGATGTAAAACGCAGAGTAAATACTTGGATAAAAAACAAAAACAATTATGGAAATTCAAAAACACCTAAATCAGGCACTACAAGTCAACAAAGAATGGAAACCCTTAAAAAGTGGGTACATAGTTGATAATGAAATAGCTGAAGCATTTAGAGGGCAAAAGCTAAATCTATTATCACCTGTAACATTAAAAGAAAATTTAGCATATATTTTTACTTTGCTAGGAATTACAAGATATCCTGAAAAAGAAGAATATATGGTTATAGAAGATTTCATCAGGTCAAGCTATCCAAACTATACTATTGAAGAATTTGTCATAGCATTTAAGATGGCAGTTCAGGGAAAGTTAGATTGCAGCACAGAACACTATGAAAAGTTTAGCCCTAAGTTTATAGGTCAGGTTATGGCAGCCTACACAAAAAAAGCAATAGAAGTAAGGAAAATGATAAAACAAATTACAATCGAATTAGAGCCACCAAAATTATCAGATGATGACATAGTATCATTTACACAAAAAGAGTGGCTAGAATCGGCTAAAAATGACTTTAACAGGGTATTTAATGCTGACAAGGTATTTGCAATTCTATTAAAGCAAGGTAAATTAAAGTTTCAGGAACACGAAATGTTAGAAATTATTAAGATTGTTAGAGAGGATAACCTTCAAAAAATGAATAAATTGTACGGAATAGATGCAAAGAATTTTAGACAATCCATAAAGGATAATGATTTTGTAGATACACAATGTAAAAAATTAGCACTTGTCAAATACTTTGAAGGTCTATCAGGTTAAGTATACGCATTA